CTTTTATGGATACCAAGACCAGCCATTATTTTTTCTTTTTAGGAAAACCAGCTTTCATATTTGCATATGCTTTAGCTGATATAGTTGATTTAGATTTAGGACGACTTATTCCTAGTTTTTTTCTACGATTTATATTTGCCCAAAGACCCGGTCTAGCAGATCCACCTTTTTTCATACGCATACCATCTTTATCGTATTTACCACTTTCTTTTTTAGAAATTGCAATAGCAGCTTGTTGTGCCATACCGCCTTTTTTCATTTGTATTCTAGCGATACCTGTTCCTCTTAATTGTTTTCCAAGTCCAGCCATATTAACAATATTTAGTAGTTTTAATTTTCATAACTGCACCTTGACCTCTATGAACTATTCCACCTTTTTTATAAGAACCTTCACCTGAACTTTCTCCAGAAGACGGAGCAGAACTCATATCACCAGATGTATCCATTGAAGTATCTCCTGTTGGAGAAAAAGAAGGTGTTGCACCTAAACCTGTTCTAATTCCAGATGACATTAATCTTGGAAACTTAAGTTTAGGTTGCACACTTTTTTTAACAATAGGTTTTTTACGTTTGTCTGTAAAAGAAGGTTTTTTTAATCGCATTATTTTTTCTTTTTAGCTTTTCCACCTTTTTTCATAAAACCCATTTTATTTCTTACTGAAGTTGGTAACTTTGCAAGACCTGGATTTTTTTCTGAATCTACTTTTTTTAAAGCTCTTCCGCCTTTTTTCATTTTAGATTCTTCCATCATTTCTTTTTTCTTAGATTCTTTGGCTTCATGCATTTTAGATTCTTCTTTTGCCATTCCACCTTTTTTTAATTTATCTAATTTAGTGTGTTCACCTTTATGCTCTTGAGCATCATGCATTTTAAATGCTTTTTTAATTAATGCTTTGTCTTGAGCCATATCAGCTTTACCGCCTTCTTTAAGTGCAGCACCCATTCCTCTAAGAGCAATCCCGCCGCCTCTAAGTGCAACTCCCATTCCTCTAAGCGCAGCTCCTCCACCTCTAAAATTTGATCTTGGTCTTTGTTTATAATCGTTTCTCATTTTTTACTCCTTGTTAGTACTAGTTGTTTTATTGGCCATCGTTCGAGCTATAGACTCGCCGGAGCGTCCCACTACATATCCACCAAGTCCAATTTGTAACAATGTCCAAACGTCACCTGGTAATTCAAATGTAATAACCGTTCCTATCATTAATCTTATAACAGGTCCAAGAATATAATTCCATACTAAAATGAATATTAAAACATACATTAAAAGTGGCCTCCAACTAGCTGTAAACCAACCTGCTTTAGCCTCTGCTTCTACAATAGAAGCTGCTGCTTTAAGTTCTTCTGTACTAGATTGTAATAATTGTTGATTAAGTTGAGCTTTTAATTTCTCTTGTAAATCTCTATCTGGAACTGCCTTTTCAATAGTAGAAAAAAGAATTTTTGCTAAAGGTGCAATAGCTCCAAGCATTGGTAGCATATTAGAACCACTTAGCTATTTTTCTTTTATCAGGCATCATTCTTCTCTGACCTTTAACTGGTTCATATTGTGTTTCTTGAGCTGAAGATACTTCAACATCAATTCCACCTTTTTTATAACCGTCAGAATTTAAAAATTTATTATGATCACCTACTTGAGTTCCATAAGGAGATGAATCTTTAGAACTTTTAACAGAACCACCTTCAGCGTATCCTTTAGCTGCTTTTCTTCCTTCAGATAAAGCAATAGCAATAGCTTGTTTTGGATTTTTAACTATTTTATCAGATTTTCCAGAATGTAATTTACCAGCTTTAAACTCGTGCATTACAGTTTTAATCTTTTTTTGTGATTTTGTTTTTTCCATGATCTATTTATACCCTATTTTTGTTTTTTTCACTATCTTTTTTTAATTTAGCAGCCAAAATGGTCTTTTGCAACGTTGTATTAGCTCTCATTTTAGCTAAATCTTCATTTTGTTGCAATTTATCATCTTGAATTGACTGATTCATAAGCGTTTTCATCTTGTCAATGTTAAGTTTGTCTCTACCTTCTTGTTCTTTTCTAGCATTTTCTTTTGCTACAAGATCTAATTCTCTAGATTTTAATAAAGCAACAGGATCATTACCTAATGCAGATGTAATTTTATTTTCTTCCTTCATAAATTCTTCCATAGCGTCAGAAATTATTTCAGATTTTCTCGCTTCTAGTCTCTGATTTAAATTTTGCATTTGCATTTGAATCTGTTGACCAGCTTGTGGATTAGTTTGACCCATTTGTTGCATTTGTTGTCCCATCATTTGCATTTGTTGTATTTCGTTTTTAAATTCTAATTGAACATGTTCTTGTGACATGATTGAAATATGTTCAAATATATTTTTTTGTAATGCTGCCATAACTACAGGAGCATTTTTTGCAATATTAGTTCCCATAAAACTTAAGTGAGAAGTAATGTGTGCTCTATGGTCTTGTCCAGGGAATGCTTGAAACGGTGTTCCTGCTAAAGCCGCAATATGTTCTAGAGCAGGATCCTGTGGTTGTGGCTGTTGTGGTCGAATAAGAATCTTATCAATGTCTTTAACTCCTAATGCTTCATACATGTTTCTATATACTTCATACTGATTATGAAGCTGCGGGCTTGCAGCAGCGAGTTGCATTTCAGTTTGTGCTAAAGATATTCTTTGAGTTTGTGAAAATATATTTGGATCTGCAACTGGAACAATTGAAACACTATCATTAAAATCATTTTGTTTAATTTGTCTTTGTGCACCTACGACATCATAAGGATACATTGGTGGTAAATAAGTTTTAAATTCCTTAGCTAATAATCCAAATTCTTGTTTTAATGCAGCATATAATCTTTTATGAATTGCTGACATTGTTCTGCTTCCTCTTTCAAGTAACGCAACAGTTGTACCAACTGCAGCTTGTTGATTACCATCACCAACTTGTAAATCAGCAATTGAGGCAAATCTTTGTCCAGCTTGAACTACAACACCCATAAGAGCTAATAATGTTTGTGAAGGTTCTTTAAATGGAAGTGGCATAAATGCGTCTCTTAAATTTCCACCTGGTGCATCTACATCTCTAAATTCACCTGGTTGAATTGGTTGTGCATCATCTCTAACTCTAATTCCTCTTTGTTTAAATCCTGAAGGTAAATTAGCAAGTGTACCTGCATCTAATAATTGTCTAAGTGCTGATGTAGCAGTTCTTGATAAACCACCAATCATGTGAATTAAACCAAATCCATAAAAACCTAAACCTGGTAAAAATTTAAAATGTACAAAGTATTGTACTTTTTGTTTCTTAGGATCATTTTGATTCCAGTTACGTCTAATAGATAATACTTGTCTTGATCCTTCTTCAATTGTTACAATGTATGGTAGTTTAATTCCAGAGGGCTCACCAGTCTTAGGATTTACATCCTCAAAACCTTCAATGTCTAAATCAACATGAAATTCTAATAAAGTAAAAGTTTCTACATCTGAAACTTTTCTAATTCCTTCTAATCTTAATTTTTTATCTTCAACTTCTGTAGATGGACTATCTGTAGGGTTTAATTCAATATCTTTATAAAAACCATTTACTTGTTGTTTACGTAATTCATTTTCTGAAATTTTAATAACGTGAATAATTGCATCTGCATCATCTAATGAAGTTGCATTGTATGGAACAACTAAATCTTCAGATTGAATAAATTTAGATACAGGTCTTCCAAGTAATGAATCATAATAAACTTTTTTAAATGTTGAACCCGATAATGGTAAATAAAATAACATTTGATCAAACTCAGGTTCATATTCTTTCATGACATCCATAATTTGATAATTCATAAATTCTTTAACACGCTGTGCTTGTTGTTCTTTTTCTGGGGTTGCTGCTCCAATTATTTGAGTTCTAACTGGTCCTTCTGCTGGTAATAATTCTTTATAAGCTAAAGCTTGAAATTGAGTTACTGCTTCTGCAAGAACCGGGTGAGTAGCACCTGATGCTCCTCTAAATGGTTGTGTTCTTCTTTCATATTTAAATCCTAAAAGATCTAAACCATCTGTGTAAGTTCTTTCCCAATCTTGACGAGATGATTTATAGTCTATGTAATCATCTACTAATTCTGCTCCAATAGGTCCTAAAATTTGGTCATCTAAAACTTCGGCTAAATTTGCAGAGTGATCCGTTGCAGGCATTTGTTTATTTGCATTTGGATCAAAATTTATATCTACACTTCCGTCTTCATTTTCAGTCATCTCAGTTGGACCCTGAGGTGCTTCTTGATTAGCTGTAGCAACATCTAATGCTACCTCGTCGGGACGAGTGCTATTTGCTATTGTATTTGGAAGCGACTTGT